AATCTGACCCTTTAGAGTAGATCGGAACTCTGTCACCTATATCGCAGCTCGCTTGAGTTACGAATATGGAGTTCCGTTCGACTCCATCGTTGAACTATCTCCGATGGCGTTTCAATATCACGTCCAAGTTTTAAAGGACATAGCGAAGGCGAGGGAAGATGCCAGTAAAGCTTCAAGGCGCGGTCGCGCTTAGAAAAGCCCTCGCTGTAGTTGAACCAACCCTTGCTAAAGAAACTAGCAAAGAAATTGCTTCTTTTCTCAAGCCAGTTGTAAAGCAGGCTCGAGGATACATTCCTAACAACGATGCCATTATTAGCGGTTGGCTTGTAGCCAATGCTCGAGGCACTTGGGAGCGTGTCGCGTATGACTCTTCCGTGGCTCGTAAAGGCATTACCTATAAATCAACGCCTAGCCGTGTCAATCGTCAAGGATTTTCAGCTTTAGCTTCTATTTTTAACAAATCTGCGGCTGGTGCTATCTACGAAACCGCTGGACGCAAATCAGGCTTGGTTGGCAACTTTTCTCCTCGCCTCGGTGGTGAAATTAAAGGCGATAAACAAAAGATGCAAGGACGCGCCATATTCAGAGCTTTTGAAGAAGATCGCGGTAAAGCCCAAGATGGCGTAGTTAAAGCAATCTTCAAGGCTAAAGATAAGTTCGACTCATTGAAGGATAAGGTCTGATGGCAGATTTAAGAATTGACTTAGCAGCCGAATTTAAAGGCAAAAAGGCATTCCAAGAAGCCGACAAATCTGTATCCACTTTAGATAAAACAGTTGGCAAATTAGGCAAGCAAATTGCTAGCGTTTTTGCAGTTCAAAAGATAGTTGCTTTTGGCAAAGCTTCTTTAAAGGCTTTTGCAGAAGACCAAGCTTCTGCTACTCGTCTTGCTAAAACTGTCGATAATTTAGGATTATCTTTTGCTAATCCAGCAATCGACCAGTTCATCAAGAAACTTGAAACTCAATCTGGAATCGTTGATGAGACTTTACGTCCGGCATTTCAAGCATTGCTTACAACTACTGGCGACGTCAGTAAGTCAATGTCTTTGCTCACCAGCGCAATCGACATTTCTCGAGGTTCAGGTGTTGATCTAGCGACGGTTACCCAAGACCTTGCCAATGGTTACGTTGGAATTACTCGAGGACTTAAAAAGTATAATCTTGGCTTATCTCAGGCTCAGTTAAAATCTAAATCTTTTGAACAAATCATGGGCTTGCTCAACAAGCAATTCTCGGGTGCGTCAGCCGCATATCTTGATACTTATGCTGGCAAGATGGATATTCTTAATACTGCAGCTGATAATGCCAAAGAAACTATTGGCAAAGGGCTTGTAGATGCTTTAACAATAGCGGCAGGCAGTAACGTCGATGTGCAAACACTTGCTGGTTATATGCAAGATGTAGCCGATAATGCTGCTAATGCAGCGGTTGGTATTGGATATATCGTTTCAGGATTAAACAGCATTCCAAAAGATATTCCCGGACTTTCTACAATTTTAAGTCTTGGAGTTTTTGGCAAATATGGTCCATTCGGTTTGGCTGCCGATATTGGCAAAAAAATTAAAGCAAAAAGCACACCAGGTTACGGCGATTATTCTGGCAGTACAGTTGATTATCAACGCCAACAAGATGAAAAGAAAGCCGCTAAAGCAAAAGCAGCGGCAGATGCAAAAGCTGCTGCATTAGCAAAATCTCAAGTAAAAGCACAAAAGCAATTAACTGCGGAACAAAAAAAGCAAGCGGCTATTAAGAAAGATTCTGGCATATTCGATATGCAGCAGATTGAACTTATTGCTGCCCTTAAGGGTCAATTATCAGATGATGATCGTAAGCGCGCCGAACTGCAATTGGCATTGCTCAACGGCAACGTCGATGAAGCAGACAAGCTGACAAAGCAAATCTTGATGGCTCAAGATGCAACTGGCAACCTTTATAAGTATTTTATGCAGACTCCAGATGCCAAGAATCCTTTTGGCTATCTCGACCAATGGCTCAAGGATTTTCAAACCAAGTTAAACGCATTGCAATTCCCTTTGCCTACAGGTTCAACAAATTACACGCCAGCAGGATTATCTCCAGACCTAGCGGCTATCGGTGTTGTGGCAGGTTACGGAGCAGGTGTGCCTATGACTGTGGCTAACCAAGCTTCTACGACTCTCGGTAATGGTTCATACGGTATGCAGACAGTCCCAACCGTGGGTGGCGATGGCTCATCAACACAGCCAGTCATTAACAATTATTTCGGCGGTTCAGTCGTATCAGACCAGAAGCTTCTCGACCTTGTCATGAACGGCACTCAGCTCGCAAGCCTTTCAGGATCACCAAGCCAAATTGGTAGAATCGCAGGTATGTTCGGGTGACATTACCAGCACAGATAGCCGTATCTTTCGACTATTCGAACGGTGCAACTTTCGGCTATCAAGGGTTCGTTATTGGTGACCCTAAATACGGAATCTTGGGAACAAACACCCTTGGTACGTCCACGCTGCCCGAACCAATCATTGACCTTACGCCTAACGTCTATCACATCAGCATTACCCGTGGTCGCAATATCCAGCGAGACACATACGAGGCTGGAACAGCCGTTATACGCGTTCTAGACCCGCTTTCATACTTTAACCCTCAGAACACGGCATCGCCTTACTACGGCTATCTAGCACCCCTTAGAAAGATACGCGTATCGGCTACCACGGCGACAACTCAAAAGTATCTTTTCTCTGGCTACATCACAGACTATAAATACACCTACCCAGTCAATCAAGATACTGGATATGTCGATATTTCATGCACAGATGCTTTCCGTCTATTCACGATGGCTAATATCTCAACCGTAGCTTCTGCACCAGCAGGACAGACAACTTCTGGACGCGTCTCTGCAATCTTGGATCAAGTCTCTTTCCCTGCTTCAATGCGTACTATTTCAACTGGGCTCAATACCTGCATTGCTGATCCAGCGACTAACCGCACAGCTTTACAAGCTCTCAAGAATGCAGAAGTATCCGAAACTGGCGCGTTTTATATGAACGGCTCTGGCACAGCAATATTTAAGAATCGCACAGACGTGATGAACTCATTGTCTAAGACTCCCGTAGCCTTTAACCAGACTGGCGGTATCCCTTACCGCAATCTCATTTTTGCCTTCGATGACAAGCTCATCATTAACCAAGCCAATTTTGCCCGTGTTGGTGGTTCAGTCCAAACCGCATACAACCAAGCCTCGATAGACAAGTACTTTCCTCATAGCATTACTCAAACAGACCTTGTAGCAGAGACAGATTCTTTGGTCTCTAATATCGCTCTGGAATATGTCGCTACCCGTGCGGCAACTTCTATCCGCATCGACGAGATGGTGGTTGATTTACTTGATCCAGCAGTACCAACTGACACAATGATTGCTTTGGATTATTTCGATAATCTCTTGATTACTAATATCCAGCCAGATGGTTCGACCATTGTGAAGAACCTGCAATATCAGGGCATTAACTGGGATATCACCCCGAATAAGATGATGGCAACTATTACAACGCTTGAGCCAATAGCCGATGGCTTCATCGTTGGAAGCTCGTATTACGGTATAATCGGCACTAACACATTGAGTTATTAGGAGCATCATGGCATCAGGACTACCAGCAGCAACAGGCGACGTACTTACCGCCTCTACGGTCAATGGACTTGTAGCGTTCACAATCAACGCTGACGCGACTACTGATTACACAACAGTATTGACAGACGCCTATCAGGTTCTCCAGCCAATGAACAAGGCGACAGCAATCGCCTTTAAGATTCCTACCAACGCTTCTGTGGCGTTCCCAGTAGGCACAGCCATTACGATCCTTAATAAAGGTGCTGGAACTTGTACTATTTCTGCAGTTACTTCTGGCACAACTACAGTTCTTTCAGCTGGTGCAACCGCAGCTTCTCCAACTTTGGCACAATATAAAACAGCAGTATGTATTAAAGTAGCAACAGATACTTGGTACGTAGTAGGGGCTATTGCATAATGATTGGCGCAATAACAGCTGGATTACTTTCGGGTGGAGTTGCACCCATAACTGTTACAGGCGGAACACTTTATACTTCGGGCGGCTACAATTACCGAGTTTTTACTGGTAATGGAACTCTTGGTGTATCAGGCGGAACTTTATCTTGTGACATACTTCGAATTGCTGGAGGCGGTTCAGGAACTTGGGGTTCATATTCAGGTGGCGGTGGCGGTGCTGGTGGTCTTCTTTATTCCGCTTCGCAATCTTTAACTGCTTCTAACTACACAATAGTAATTGGAGCAGGCGGAGCAGTTAATGCTCAAAATTATGCCGGTTCTGCTGGCACAGCTACAACTTTTACTGGGTTAACCAATGCCGCTGGCGGTGGAGCTGGTGGCGGTGGGCCAAGCAGCGGAAATAATAATGGTGGCGCGGGCGGTTCTGGTGGCGGTGGAGCTGGGACTGACAGTAGTGGTTCAACAACAACAGGCGGTGCTGCTTCACCTTCAGGTCAAGGAAACGCTGGCGGTGGCAACGGTGGATTTAACGTAGCAAGTTATCCAGCGGGTGGCGGCGGTGGAGCAGGCAGCGCAGGTTCTAATGCAACATCTAACGTTGCAGCAGGTAATGCTGGCAACGGAACTAATGCTTATTCATCTTGGGCTACTGCAACATCAACAGGAGTTTCAGGATTTTATGCAGGTGGCGGCGGTGGTGGTTTATATGCTGCTGGTACTCCTGGAACAGGCGGTTCTGGTGGCGGTGGAGCTGGTGGAGCAGGAGCAAGCGCAGGAGTAGCGGGAACAACTAATACCGGTGGTGGCGGTGGTGGTGGACCAGCAAGTACAACAAGCGGTGCAGGTGGTTCAGGTATTGTTATTGTGAGGTATGCAGTATGAGTCATTGGGCAGAATTAGATGACACGAATAAAGTTCTTCGAGTAACAGTCGGAGATAACAACGACCCAGCAGGCGATGAAGGC